GTCAGCTACGGAGTCGTTCTTGAGCCCGACACCGAGGACCTGCAAGGCGACGTCATGACGGCCGAGGACATCGAGGCGGCCGCCTATGACTGGATGGAGCGCTCCCAGGCAGGCGGGCACATGCACACGGCAACCGTCGAGGGCGCCAAGGTGGTGGAGAGCTACATCGCTCCCTGCGACATCCCCATGGAGACTGCCCGTGGCCGCGAGACCATCCGCAAGGGTTCCTGGGTGCTTGCCATGCGCTGGCCCGAGGACATCTGGGAGGGCATCGCCAAAGGCGATCTTACCGGGTACTCCGTTGGCGGAACCGGCGTGCGGCTGGCTCTGGAGGAGATCGGCAAGAAGGGCAAGTGGGCGCCGGGCCCCAACGCCGGCTGGCGCCTGGCAAACGGCGAGGTCTACCGAGGCGAGGACCATGCTGACGACCGGCCGGGGGACCCGGCCAACCGCAAGCCGAAGGTGGGCGATGTGGTCCGCCTCAAGGAGGACGGGGCCGTCGGCACGATCGTCGACTACGAGCCGGGCAAGGACGGCGCTCTCGATGAGTACGCCATCGCCCCGGAGGACTTGGGGGAGGGCGGCCCGAGGGCTATCTGGTTTAGAGCGGACGAGATCGAAACCGCCCGAGGCCCAGCAGCACCGAACGTGGGCGACAAGGTCACCTTCCACGACGGGGTCGAGGCTAAGGTGGTCGGCCTGTCCCGGGAGCATATCCTTGTTGAAGGCCCGGGAGTGCCGAACGGCACCATGGCCGTCGGCTACGACGACATAGACAGCGACGGCAATATCAGTCTCGACGCCGAGTACAAGCCCAGATACCGGGGCGAATACGAGAGACCATCCGCTTACGGAGGCGGTCTTGAAGAGCAGCACCGCGGCGACCCGGCCATGGAGGGCATGGCTGCTGCTGGCGGAGGTACCCCGGCGGACCAAGGCGCAGCAGCGGCGCTTCGAGACGATCGCGACTTGGCAGGGCGGGCGGCCCGGGAAGAGGCCGAGTGGAAGGCAGGCTACGGCCAGGATGCCTCCCAGGGCTGGGAGGCGGAGGCCGGCTACAAGACCTACACACGGGGCCAGAAGGTCCGCACCCGCACCGGGCAGATCCGAACCATCCACAGCCAGAGAGGTGCGCAGGTCTTCGTCGAGGAGGAGAGTAACGGCTGGTATCACCCCAGCAATCTGATCCGAGTCTACTGGTCGAACGAACTGGGCTGGGTGACCATCCCCGACCGTGAAGACGAGGCCAAAAAGTCGCTGACGGGCATCGTTCGCGAGGCGTTCGATGAGGTGGTCAAGGATAAGGGGTGGGCTCCAGGACCCAACGCCGGTTGGCGACGCGAGGATGGGTCCGAGGTTACCGAGAACGGCGAAGACCAGGAAGCCGCTCCCATCGAGGCCAGGAAGGTCAAGGTCCGTGGCCTGACGCACACACGCGCTCCCCACAAGTACGCGAGCTTCGCCAGTCCCAAGGATCCAGAGGGCTCCGCCTTCTGTAGCGGTCCCGGACCCGGCTGGCAGGGCGGCGACGGCATGAGTTCGACCAATAGCCTCGAGGATTTCCGGCCAGGTATGCGGGTGGCCGGTAGGGTGGCCGATCGAGCCAGCTGCCACTTCAAGGACAGCGACTTCGAGGACTGGGATCAGTGGATGACCGGCACCGTGGTTGGAGAAACCAAGCTCAAGGGTGAGCCGGTCGGTTTCGTCGGCGTCGAGTGGGACAAGTACCGGGATGATGCGGACGCCAGTGGCACCGCTCCCTACGGACTGTGGATCAAGAACGGTGAGGTCAAGAAGCGGGCTGATCGAGACCAAGAGTCCCTGGCCGATATCGTCCGCGAAGGCTTCCAGCTGGCCCTCGACAAACACGCCCATCACGACCAGTCCACTCATGGCAATTGGGCTCGGGGTGGGGGCCTGCGCACGGCCGACTATGGCGAGTTCATAAGCGGCGACCGGGTCAAGCTGGTAAGCAACGAGAAGATCGACTGGGGCGGCCTGGAAGGAGCTGCCGGCCGCGTCGTCGAGGTCAAGCCCGGCACCCTGGGCTGGCCGGCAGTCTATTCCGTAAAGCTCGACCGCGAGTGGGTGGGCTGGGAGGACGATGACACGCTTCACGACCTTGAGGCCAATGGCCTTGTCATGCTGAGGCGAGTGCGGAAACACGGGTCACACTCTGGGGACGTTGCTAAGGACAAGGGCTGGGCTCCGGGACCGAACGCCGGGTGGCGACGCATCACCGGCGAGGACGGACAGCCAAAGAAGCACACCACTCGCGACGGTGTGGTCATCGAGGACCAGCCCAAGGTGACCCGAGTCGGCGGAGAGCAGTACCAGATCGCCAAGCCCGAAGGGCAGGTCATTCTGAACTTCGGGGAGTGGAAATGGACCGGCAGCGGCAAGTCGCCGAAGGTGACCGAGCGTGGCAGCTGGGCCGTGTGGCCGCGGCACAAGAAGCACAACCTGGACAACCTCATCCGAAGCAGCAACCGGACGCTAGGTGAGCTGATGAGGGAGTTGCCACCTGGAGAATACGACCTGGCACCTTAGGAGGAAGGGCATGGCGAGGAGGCTCACCAAGTTGCGGGTCGACGAGGTCAGCGTCGTGGACAAGGGCGCGAACAACAAGCGCTTCCTGATCCTGAAAGCGGGCAACGTCGACCAGGGCTCGAGGGGACCCGGGAGCACCAGGAAGGCGGACCAGCCGCCTCTCTTCGGGCGAGCCCGACAGGCGCTCAAGAAAGTGGCCGGTACTTCCGGCCGAACCAATGGAGGTACCGAAATGACCCCTGAAGAAGTCAAGAAGGCAGTGGTGGAAGCCGCGGCCCCGTTCTTTGCCCCGCTCGAGGAGCGACTGAGTCTGATCGAGGAGATGGTGCTCAAAGCCGACAGCGAGCAAGTAGAGGGGGCGGGGGATACCAACGTCCCCGAGAACCTTACCCTCGACGCCGTCCAGAAGATGGTCGCGGAAACGGTGACCGGGGCGGTGGCCCCGATCGTCAAGCGGCTGGAGGCCGTCGAAACCGCCTCCGGCCAGCGCCAGTCCGGTATGGAGGAGCAGGGCGCGCACACCGTACGCAAGGCCGACGGCAGCTTCTCCTGGGAAGGCTCGGGCCTCCTGCTCTAGCCTCCCTTCGGCCCCGCTCGGGGCCGACCCTGATCGCTACCTAGCTCTCTGACTCAGCCCTACCCGAAAGAGCCCCTTCCCTGGGGCTCTTGCTTCTCACGCCCCTCTCCCCTTTTCCGAAAGGAAGGTATCCGCCATGGATCCCGTCGTAGCCACCACAAGCATCAAGAAGATCGTCACGAGCGACGTGACCTACGGTCTGCTCGCCCCGGAGCAGGCCAAGCAGTTCTACGTGCAAATCTATGACCAGATTGAGTGGTCGAAGCTGCACCGCAAAGAGCGCAAAAGCGCCAAGACCGGCGAACTGGACAAGATCGCCGTCGGCACCCGCCTCTTGCGCGCCAAGACCGAGGGTCCCACCGGAGACGACGGCTACCGGGTGGGCGCTACCTTTGGGCGTGTGCCCTACACCTGTGTCCGGGTCAAGCTGCCTTGGGAAGTCTCCGAGGAGACCTTCCACGACAACATCGAAGGCGAGGCTCTCGAGGACAAGCTGATGGGCATGCTGACCACTCAGCTCGGCATCGATCTGGAGGATCTGCACTGGAACGGCGACACGGCTACGGCGCCCGGAGGGGATCATGACTTCCTGGTCCTAAACGACGGCTGGTGGAAGCAGTTGGTGGCCGGCGCCCACGTGGTCGACGGATCGGCCATCAACTCCGGCGTCATCAGCAAGGGCCACTTCTTCGCCGCCTACAAGGCGCTTCCCAACAAGTACCTGCGCACCGGCCGCGTGGTCTGGGCTATGAACCCGGCCACCCGCATTGCCTGGGTGGAGTCGGTTTCTAACCGAGCCACCGGCGCCGGCGACCTCGCGCTCCTGGGCGCCGAGGCGGTCACCAAGCCGCTGGGCATCCCCATCGTGGACATTCCCTCGCTCGCTGATGGCAAGGTGGTACTGGGGAGTCCGCAGAACTTCATCGCCGTCAACACCTGGGACGTGCGCATCCGCAAGGCCGCCGAAGGCAAGTCGGCCGTCATGAACGACATGCGCTACTACTCGGTGTACCTCGACGACGATCCGGTGATCGAGGAACTCGATGCCGCCGTGGTCATCACCGGTATGACCATCGACCTCTCGTAGCCCCTGGCTCACGACACTCCCGCATCCCTCCCCCGGGGTTTTCGCCTAGACCCCGGGGGATTTCCCCCACCCAGGAAGGAGAGACGGACATGACTACGCCCCGGCCGGGTCGCCCGGCCAAGGAGAGAGACAAAGAAAGGCCGGTGGCAACTCCGGCCCCAGCAGACGAGCCACAGGTGCCGTCGGGGGCCGAGGAGGAGTTCGAGCCAGCAGCTGCGCCCGATCCCGGCTCTGAGCCGCTACCCAAGGAGTACCTGGTCCTGGATGGCCCGGCCTCCTTCGGGCCGGTGGTCATAGACGGCCAACGCACCAGGGCGGTCAAGAACAAGCTCTACCACGTGCCGCAGCTGGAGGAGCGCGCGGACATCCTGGGCACGGGGTTCTTCCGCGCCGCGACCAGGAACGACCTCGCCCGTTTGGAGGCTCCGTCTGCGGGTCCGGGCGGCGCCGTAACCAGGGACCTGCTTCCGCCGGGTGCCCTCAAGAAGGAGTGATCCAGAGATGGGACTGATCGACAAAATCAAGCCGGGGGATGTGGGTACGGCCGAGTTCGGACAGGCGTTTGTGGCACTCGTCCAGATGGCCAACATCGCCGCCAAAGGTGGCCTCAAGTGCGTGGCTGTCCCCGCCACGGCCGGTACCGCCGCCGCCACACTTAACGCCGCGGCCGCCGGCACCTTCAAAAAGCTCATCAAGCTACAGATTCAGGACGCTGCCGGTGCCGTGCAGAAGTGGTTCGGCGGCCAGGCCACCCTCACGCCCACCGAGACCGTATCCGACGCGGACGTGGGTGTTCCGGTTGTGACCGGCAGCAACACCGTCACCTTCGAGGACGGCGAGGTCACGGTGGAGGTCACCTACGACACCGACGCCGGGGCTACCAAGACCTACGCCGCGGCAGGCACGGTCGGGTTCACGACCGCGGTAGCCAACGTCTTCGGGGCGGCGGTCAACGTGAGCGGTGCCACCTTCCTCGATACCATCGTCTAGGGACGGCGGCGTGTGGCTCTCCTTCTGATCACGCTCTCTGCCATGAAGGCGCACTCGGCTCTTGCTGAGGTCCAGGCTCTCTCGGAAGCCAGCCTCGCGCCTCTGGAACGCCAGGCTCTAGCTCTCCTTGAGTCAGAGCTGGGACGCCGGCTCACCCTGGACTCCTCGGATGTGGCAATCGAGTTGATGGCGAGCGGCACCACTCTCCTGCCCCTTCCAGAGCGTCTGGACGCCTTCACATCCGTGGTCTCAGCCACTCTCGGGGACGTCAGCACGAGCGTGGAGACGACCGCAGGCGGGTGGTTGCTCAGAGGTGTCTATCCCTACCGTTACCGGTGGCGTTCGCCTGTGACCGTCACCGGCCGCTGGGGCCTTCAGGCTCCCGAGCAGGTGAAGGATGTACTGATGGATGTCATCGAGGCTCTGACCGTGCGCCGAGCCGACCCGGTGAGTCGCCGAGACGAACTCGCCCCCTGGGGCGCTGTCTCAGACGGGTCCATGCGGGCCGATCGGGATGCGTCCGCCGATCGCAGAGCCACCTTGGAGAATCTGCTGCGATACGACGCCCGGGCGCGCCTTCGAGGGTTCTACCGGCCCACCATCGTCGAGGCAGTCTAGGGTGTTCGATCTCCTGGTCGACGTCCACCAGCTCACCGAGAGTACCGTGAACGGGGAGCCCCAGGACTCCGAGGGCCCAGTGCCCTTGTACTCTGGGCTGCTCGCTTCCTTCGTCCGCCTCTCTGGCACCACTCGGTACACCGCGGCGGCCACCGGGGTGGGGGTCACCCACCGCATGGCGATCGAAGCCAAGCCCGACATCACCGAGCGCTGCCGGATCCGAAACGTGCGCACCCGCGAGGGCACGAGCCTGTCCGCTCAGCCCGACCACTACGACGTGAGGTACGTGAGTCAGGGCCGGCGGGGACATCATCTGGAGCTGGACTTGGAGGCCATTCTCCCGTGAGCACTATCGAGATCCCGTTCCGGCTGGAAGTCGGCGCGCCTCGGCCGGAGGCCATGGAGCAGGTACGACAGATCTTCCTTGAGGAGATGACGGCCGCGGTCAAGGACTGCGCGCTTCACGTGCAGGAGCGGGTCAAACGCATCATCGAGGATCGAGAGGCCAGTCACGGCGATCTCATCAACGAAGGTCACCTGATCAACTCCATCGCCACGGCCATGGGCCTGCGCGGGAACGTGATCGAGGGACAGGTCGGCACCAACCTCGACTATGCCAAGTACCCGGAGTTTGGCACGGTACCGCACTTCGTGCCCTTCCACATGGCCAAGGGCCTCTACAACGAGGCAGTCGGGGATTGGGGCTGGATCCCGGTCACCAAGACCGTGAGCAAGCGACTGAATGCGAAGCCGGACAAGGCGGTCCGTACCCAAGGGGCACTCAAGCTGGTGACCGGCCGGGTGCGTACCTACGTGGTGAACGACACCCAGAAGCTGT